TAATGACGAGGAAAACTAATACAGTTTTAATTGGACTGTTAGGAACTATTTTAATGGGTTTGAGTACATGGGTTTTAATTACCTTAATTGAAATCCAAACAATAGTTTCAATGATTCAAAATGAATTAATGAATATAGATAAGCAATTTGGTCGTGTTTATAACTTCATAGATAGTGTGAGAAATCAAGTGAAATGAATAAACAATTAAGAAATTGATATTAAAATAAAGGATAAAAATAATGAGCAGAGGTTTAACATCAGCAGTCAAGACAGCGTTAGGTGCAAGTCCTAGTTTTTGTCATTTAGTTTATTTAGGTTTTGCAACACCAGTCAGAAAGACCGATAATTCATTTGATATTGTAGATGACATTGAGGGTTCTTCTCAAACATATAATGCAGATGGAACGCTATTAGGTGTTGGCAATGTACCAGAATCAAATACGCCAATTAAACATAGTGTTAATTTAACATTTTCAGGCGTAGATCAATCTTTAATTTCTACTTGTTTAAGTAATGATGTTCTTGGAACAGAAGTAAAAATTTATCGTGGTGTAGTAAGTGGAACGACTTGCATTGCTGATCCTTTTTTAATATTTCATGGACATTTATCAAACTTTCAAGTGAACGATGGTGGAAGTAGTGCCGCTTTAGGAATGACAATCACAAGTCATTTTGGAAATTATGAAAAAATAAACGGAAGAACAACATCGGATATATCTCAACAAAGATTTTTTTCAGGCGATAAAGGTTTTGAATTTTCAGCTTTAACTATTAGAGATATTAAATGGGGTAAAGAATAATGTTTAATTGGTTTGATAGATTATTAGTTAAAATAGCAAAGAAAATATTAAATAGATATGCACCTAAAGGCGAGTTTATTGCCTATATTAATAAGCAAGAAGAAAAAATATTAAAAGATTTAGGTGGATATGGAAAACCTATAAACGAAACAGGAATTAAATCTTTTTGGAGTATTAGCAGTGCTTGGAATTGGGCAACATCAACAATTTCAAGTGCAATTACAACAGCCGCACCATTTCTAAAAACAATAGCACCTTGGATTAGTTATATTCAAATGGCGATCATGGTTATCTCTTGGATAAAAAAACCAGATCAGCCAGACACTCCAAACATGGACGGACAACCTGAACAAATTGCAAAAGGAATTTTAGTTAATAAAACTTCTTCAAACGCACCATTACCAATTATCTATGGTCAACGTAAAATTGGTGGAACCGCAGTTTTTATTGAAACATCAGGAACAGATAATGAATATCTTTATATGATAATGGCTTTATGTGAAGGCGGAGTTGAGTCTTGCGAATCAATTTATATAGATGATAAATTAGTAACGTGGTCAGGTGCTTTAACAGATGGAACAGAAAGAACAGTTGATAGTTCTGATTCAAATTTTTATAAAGCTGATCCGACAGTAGATGGTTCAAGTGCTGAATCAACAATATCGGCTACTTGGTATGATGGCGATGATGATCAAACTTATAATACAACAGTTGGTGCTTTATCATCTTGGACTTCAAGTCATAGATTAAGAGGTGTTAGTTATCTTGCTTTAAAATTTAAATGGAATCAGGATTGTTTTGGTGGAATACCAAATGTTAAATCAATTATTAAAGGAAGAAAAGTTTATGATCCTAATTTAGATACAACTAAAACAGGCGGTTCAGGTTCTCATAGAGAAGATACAGCTTCAACTTGGGCATACTCTGATAATCCAGTTCTTTGTACGTTAGACTATATGCGTAATTCAAGATTTGGAATGGGTATTGCTAATAGTTTTTTTGATGGAGATTATGCTGATTGGCAAATAGCCGCAGATGTATGTGATGTTGATGTAACTCCATATACTGCCGCTAGTGCTATTGATTTGTTGGATATGGGAGCAGTGATTGACACTAAAAAGAAATGTATTGAAAATTTAAAAACAATGGTAACAGGATTTAGAGGTTATCTAAATTATGCGAATGGAGAATATAAAGTTTTATCAGAATCAACTGGTAGTGCGGCAATCAGTTTAACTGAAGATAATATCATTGGTGGTATTCAAGTATCAAGTTTAGATAGAAATTCAAGATTTTCAAGAGTTATTGTAACATTTGTTAATCCATCAAAATCGTATCAAGCTGACGAAGCACAGTGGCCACCCATAGATGATTCAGGTTTAGCGGTAGCCGATCAACACGCTACCATGAAAACTGCTGATGGTGGATTTTTACAAGAAGGCAGATTTGATTTTCCTACTATAACTAATTCGTATCAGGCACAAGGTCTTGCAGAATTAATATGCAGACGTTCAAGAAATAATCTGAATGTTGCTTTAAGATGTGATGCGACAGGATTAGATTTGATGGTAGGTGAAATTGTAAATATAACACACGCAACTCCAGCTTTCTCTGCAAAAACATTTAGAGTTCAAGGTATGCAAGTTAATGCTGATTTGACCACAGAGTTACAGCTTACAGAATATCAAGCGGCTTTCTATACTTGGGCAACACAATCACAAGCGGCAGTAATACCAGATACTACTCTGCCAAATCCTTATTCTGTTGTTGCTCCAGCGTCCGTTACGCTTGATGACGAAATGATAGAATATTCGGACGGAGTAGTGATTACCCGACTTTTAATAACAGTAGGTGCTTCTACAGATAAATTTAGACAATACTATCAAGTTGAAACTAAAAAAACTTCTGAAAGTGATTATAAAATTTTAACTAAAGGCGTAAGTGCTGTTTTAAATTATCAGCAATTAAATGTAGTAGATGGAGCGGAATATTCGGTTAGGGTTAAATGTATAAATTCTCTTGGAGTATCTTCTGCTTATACAACAGCTACAAGAACAATCGTTGGTGCTACCGAAATTCCAGAAGATGTAACTGATTTATCTATCAGCATGGTTGGTTCAAATCAAATGGAATTAACTTGGACGCCTGTTTCAGATTTAGATATTTCTTGGTATGAATTAAGGTATCAGAATGTAACAAGTGGTGCGACTTGGAATTCCAGTACACCTTTAACAAAAGTAACTCGAAGAAAATCTGATAGTGTTACAGTTAACGCTTTATCAGATGTAGCGATACTTATAAAAGCCGTTGACAAACTTGGCAATTCGTCCGCTTCGGAAAATATTATTTACACAAATATTTCAGGACTACAATATTATTCAACACAAGCAACATATAGCGAATAAATTATGGCAACTTTTTCAGGAACATTAGATTCAACGATTGCACCAGCTTATGATTATGCAAGTAGATATATAATAATGCTAGATACAATTACCCAAGTTGATGATTTAGTGGGCAATTTTGATTCTGCTGAAGGAAATTATGATCTTGGTGGAACAGACGCAACATCAAATCCAAGCTATTATACTGCTAACATTCAATCTAGTGGCTACTATTATTTCAGCAACACTTTGACACTCGATGCTATCTATGACGCAACTTTTACAATTAATTTGGGTATGATTTCTGATAACGAATATGATTACGTGGATAGTGGAAGAAATGCTGGTGCTAGTGGTCTTTGGGACGATGCTAATGGTCCGTTTGATGGAAGTTGGGAAGTTCAATGTAGTGCCGAAATACAAATAGGTGCTTCTGATAGCAGTTTAGGTGCTATTACTACTTATCAAAAAATTGCACAACAAACGACAATCAAAGGAAGATATTTTAAATTCAGATGTAAATTAACTAATGATGATAACAAAACGAAACCAAAGGTTAATGCTTTGGCTTTTACATTGGCTTTAGAAAAAAGAAGTGAATCAGATCAAGACGTAGTTTCAACTACGAGTGCAAAAATTATTACCTATACCAATCCTTTCTATGCCACGCCTAGCGTTGGCGTATCAATTCAAGGACTTTCAACAGGAGATTATTATACCTTGACTTCAAAAACCAAGACTGGATTTACGATACAAATCTTCAATTCTGGTGGTTCGGGCATATCAAAAAGTTTTGACTGGAGTGCTTATGGCTATGGGTTAAAGAGTTAATGGCTGACTTGAAGTGTTATTATAAATATAGTAGATAATAAAATGGAAAATAAAATATGAGTACAGTTTCAGATTATACATTAGACAACCAGAGTTTTGCTAATCTAAGGGCCGAATTAAATACGATTTTAGCGGCAATAAATACATTAAACTCAACGACTGTGGCTCCAGTTTCAAAAGCGGCTGGTAGTTTATGGTTGGATACGACTTCGGCAACAACACCAACTTTAAAATTTTACGATGGATCAGATTGGATTTCACTTTGCACCTTTAACTATTCGGGGAACACTGTGAACTGGTTGGATTCAACTGTGAGTGCTGATGTAAGTGGGGATAGCACTCCACAATTAGGCGGAGATTTAGATATTTTAACTTATGGAATTACATCATCAAATACAATAATGCACCCAACACTTTCAGGAACAGGAAAGTCTTTGGTGTTTGGATTTTAACAATAGGAGAAAAATATGGCAAGTGAAGTATTAAAAGTAGCAATTAAAAACGCCTGTTCAAACACAGAAACGAAATTGATCGATGGTGCAAGTGGACACACTTATACTGTTTTATCAATTACGATTTGTGAAACTGCTGCAGCGGCCGAAACTTTTGATCTTTATGTTGATCCACTAGGTGGCAGCAACGATACTTATATATATAAAGCACAAGCACTAGGAGCTAACGAAACTTTTGAACATACTGGGAGAATAGTTTTGGAAGCAACCGATGTACTTTATGGTATTGCAGGTAGTAGTGCTGATATAGATGTATTTATCACTTATTTAGATCAAACGTTGTAGGAATCCAATATGAGTGGCATAACAGGAAGCAAACTCAATATTAGAGGTTCTGGTCGCATAGCAAAACTTGGAACAGACGGACAAGCGTTAACAAGTGCTGGTGCTGGAATGGCGGCAGCTTTTGAAGACCTTGCTGGCGGTGTATCCTGGCAAACAATAGAAACAGGTTCAACGATGACTGCGGTAGCTGGAAACGGCTATTGGGTTGACACATCATCCAATGCTTGCACAATCACCTTACCCGCTTCGGCTTCTGTCGGAGATACAATTATATTTACGGAC